AACTCTTCCACTATGTGTTGCATTATCAAGAGTTTTATCCTCATCTCCTAATGCAACTGGTGCATCACCCATAGTAATGACTTCTGTAATTACTCCAGTAGTAGAATTTTTACTGATAGTTTTAAGCGTACTTTCAGACCTTATTGGACCTGAAAAAGTTGTATTAGCCATGTCAATCTCCTTGTCTTGGCAATTGTCGAAGTTAATTCTTCGTCAAGGTAATTTAATTATACATAAAAAAAGGGTGACTCGCAAGCCACCCTTTCAATAATCGAACAATTGTTCGTTAAGCTGCGCCTGGTGATCCAAACACACAACGAGGATCAGAGAATCCAAAAGCATATCTTTCTCTTGCTTTGTATCTCATGTTTCCTGTGTCGAAGTCTGCTTCCATGCTTGTGCTTAATGGTGTTCTTTCAAAATATTTGAAACCATTTGGAGCATCTGTTTTGATGAAGAACGCATCTGTATCTGTTAAGAAATGGTTGATAACGTAACCTTCTGGTAACATTCCCATGTTCTTAATTGCGTTTACATCATTGTCAGCAGTTCCTGTTCTTAGAGTTGACTCTAATAAACGATCAGCTACAAACTGTAGTGCTGGTGGAATGATTAACTTCATACCACGAAGAGCTACAATCATGTTTCTCTCGTCAACAAAATTAGAAATGTCAATTAATGCACTTTCTAATGATGTTTCGTTTAAGTCAGCGGCTGCTGATGGCTCATTTGAAAATGTTCCACCACCACCTAGAGGATGGTCTGTAGCACAAAGCTCTTTTCCATCACCACCAGTAAAGCTAGAACTAAACGCATTGTTTAGAACTGAAGCAGCTTTTACTTGCTTAGTGTGTGCCATTGATCTTGCTAGTGCCTTTGTGTATCTAGCACCAAGACGGTCATAGAGATTATCTTCCATTGCTTCCTCAGTTAATGCGAAAGCTAATGCAACTGTCTCCATTGTATATCTTGATGTATATACTTCGTTTGCACTATCAAAAGATACGCCAGCACCCTCTGATTTAGTTGCAGCATTGCCGAAACCACTGATCATCACTTCTTCTTCAAACGCTCTGTCTGAAGATTCTGTGTCATAGATTTCTGCATGCTCGTTGTCGTAACGGTCATATTCCATGCCAAACAGGGCATTTAGACCAGGTTCTAGTTCTTTAACTAGTTGCGCTCTTGATATAGCCATAATCTAAACTCCCTTATGCTAATCCTGCACCCTTTTGTCCAAATATGTGATTTTGAATCACAACATAGACATTGGTTGCATCTGATGAAACATCGCTATTCTCTGGATCTTGCGAAATATCAATCGCTTTCAGAGGTAAACCAGCAGTAGTCGCACCTGTTGTTACATCTAACTCTGCACCAGAAATACCAGTTACAGTTGAACCTGCGGTGGTATAAACAATGTCAAAGTTACCTAATAAATCTGCAATTGGAAATGCAGCGTCAGCTTGGATTTCAAAGATAACGCTTGGGTCATCTATAATGAAAGCCTCAATGTCACTAGCATTTGTGCTTGCAGGGTAAAAGTTGGAAAAAGTTTCTTTTCCAGTTGTAGGGTCTGTATATCTACAACCATTGAACACTCCAACTATTGGAACAGTACCACCATCAGCGTGAATTTCTACGCCTCCGCCAGTGACTTGCATAACCATGTCACCTTGAAATATAGCAGTTCCATAATTGGCAGCGATTCTATATCGGGATTGTCCGCCAGTATAGGGTGTTCCACCTATTCTTTTGACAGGACGCATTCCGAAAGCAGCATCTTGATTTGCCATTTCTATCTCCTAAAAATTAAAATTATGAGTCGGGCTTCTTGCCACCAAAAGCGACTTGAGACCTTCTCTCTGGTTTAAGCATAGGCATTGCAGCATTTGAATCTCTCATCATATCTCTGTCAATAGCCTCCATTTGATTATTTGTTTTGCTTTGATAATATTGATTTCTCTGCTCAACAAGTTCATCAGGTATCCGTGCTAACAAAAGACCACCCTGACCGATTACTCCAGCATTCTTGCCTTCATCAATTATAGGTGCATCAAAGTCTGGATATTCTTCAGCACGAACTAATTCATATCCTTCTCTCAATCGTTTATGGATGTTTGATCTATCATCATATTCCATAACTCGTTCTCTTATCCATCTGTGCTTATATCCCACAGGTGCTTCTGGAGCGTCAAGTGTTGACGGTGGCTTCCACTGTTGTACTCTCGCAGTTTTTTCACGAGTTTGCGACTCTCGATTAGTACGGTCTGCCATTACGCTGCTCCCTTATTTTTTTCTATTTTTGCTACTTCCTGTGCATATTTTTCTAATGGTATTCGCATTTTTTTTGCAAATGCCACTTGACCTGGACTAAGCTCAATAGTTTTTTTACCACCCTTTTTGATTGACCGTCCATTGGACGCAGGAGCAACAGATTGGGCGTTCTTCTGTACTCCCTTAAACTTATGAGGAAACTCACCAGCCATACGCTTACTGACTTCAGAATAATAATCATCAGTAGATGGATCGAATCCTTCTTGTGCCACTAATTGTTCGTGTATTGCTTGCGCACCACGAGTCATAACCATATCAGTTCCAAACCAAGAATTATTATCCAGCCATTTTTGTAGCTTTGGATCTAAGTCTTGTTTTTGGTTGGTCTGCCTCGTTTGCGTAGGGGTCTGTTTGACATCGCCCTTTGTCTCATTATCTCTAGTTGTTCCCGCTTGCTCAGTACGAGCTTTTTGGATTCTAAGTCTTTCGTTTTCAATAGCGAGCTTAGCCATGAGGTCACTCGCTTCAGACATTTTGTCAGCATCTCCAGCATCAAAAGCCTCCTTGTAAAGTTTCTTAGCTTGAGCAGTTTGTGATTCAATTCTATTACCAAACTCAGAGGTATAACCTTGATTTAACTGATTAAGCTGTTGCTTTAATTGTTCGTTCTCATCTTTTTGTTGTTGTGCAAAGTTATAAGCCGCATCTGCTTCTTCCAGTGCTTGCTTACGTTTAGCAGTTAATTGATTGATTCTTTTTTGAACATTGTCGCTATATGCTTCAAGTTCTTCTGGTTCTTCAGTTTTTTCCTGAACAATTGTTCGGTCTTCTTCAACTTCTTTTTCAGGTTTAGTTTCTAATTTTTTTTCAACGACAGGTGTTTCGTCTTCTATTTCGTAGACAAAGTTTTCTTCCTGTGCTTCTTGAGTCTGTGTATCGTTATTCATCATGCTCTCCATTATATATAAGAAATATCTTTAGGGTCAAGTATAGATGCGATAATATTATCGTCATTTATGATTCTTAGCTCTAAACCGTCCACTTTGAACTTATTTCCAGCATATCTACCCATAAGTACCCAATCTTTCTCAGAACACCACGCTCCACTTGGGAATTTATCTTTATCTTTGTAAGCGTCAGGACCTATCTTTACGACATAGGCTACAACACTTGCAAAACTCTCACGATCTCTAGTCTTATCAGGTATGATAATACCATTAACCTTTTCTGGAACATAATACGGAATGACAAGCATTCTGTAACCAGTTGGCTTGGGCAAACGATCAAGAGCTGATCCTTCCATTTTAGAAGGGTCTTTTGAGTTTGGATTAGCATCGTCTTTATCATCAAATGCTTTACTTATAGAAGGGGGAGTTGGGTTTACTTTTTTCTGTGCCATAAACCGCTCTGGCACGATCAGTTTCTTAGTCATCTAAGTCTGTACCTTTCATCGAGGATTTTAATTCTTCTTCAACCCAGGTCATTCCTCGTATTTGACCTGTTATGAACCGATAGTCTTCCATTGAGTCTATCGAACCATCAGCCAAAGATTGAGCTAATTCCTCTTTTCTCTGACGTATGTTCTTATATAAATACTCTGCTAATTTAATTCCGTCCACACTTATTTACCTCTACCTTGCGATATTCTTAAACATTTTACATGTTTATAATAAAAATAATTTCCTATTTTATTAAACCATTTTGCTAAAGTTAGCCAATGCCACATCATTTTTTCTTACCTTTTATAACGGTTTTTAATGTTTTTGCTTGTTTAGCATGTAGCTTACTAGCTTTTTGTAATCCTTTTATAACTTTTTTAATTTTTTTCTTCATTTGGTTAATCCTTTGTATTTTTCAAATGACCTAAGTCCGCCCAATCCGAGCATTCCCATCAATACCGTCATTAATGAACCCATGTCAAACGTAGGCAATTCTGGTATTTGTACAGATAAGTAAGCACACACAAACATAGTAACAGGTGCTAATACAAAATGCCAACATAGGGCAATGCCGCAGGTCCACCCAATAAAGGGTCTCCAGCCCGCCACAAATATAGATCTATGCTTTGCTTCTGTTTGATTTATAGCTAGTTGACCTTTAGCTAATTCTTGAGCATGGTTCTCTGCCATAGTTGCCACTTCATGTGCCAACTTGTTCTTCATGTCTTTATCTTCTATAAACTTACCAAGTAAATTACTTACTGGTCCTATCAGAGCTGTTAACATTGCTGTCTCCTTTATGTTCGTGACCCATCCATATACCAAAGATACCTGTCATTACACCCATAACCACAGATACAAAGGCTGATTGTTGCATTGTAGGTTCAGGTAAATCCATAAACCATTCAGCACAACGCCAAGACATAATGGTACTAGCAAGCATCATAAATCTTGGTAAAATTTTCCATCTCAAAAAGGTTTCAAAATTCACTTTATTAATACCTCATTTAATCCAAATCCTTCTAACAAAACTAAAGTAAAGAACAACAAAAGAATACCTCCTGCTATTAATTTACCACTAAAATTAGTAGATCCAATCTTAATTGCAACAAATTCATTACCTAGTATTCTAAGTGATAACTCAAAAGAATTGTTACTTAAATCTAAATTTATTAGTTTCTTTTTTTCTTCTGTCATCAATAAACCCTCACTTTTTCTGGATCAACTTTAGGAATTAATTTGCAAATACAATCATATACCTGTTTTTCATTATTTTTCATATAAGTTTGATTACTAAGTTTTTTTTCATACATCAAACAATCATTAACATTACGAAAATAAATTGTGCCTTCCTTAACTAAAAATCCATTTAAAGTGCAATATAACATAAAAGCTGTCATTTGTTTTTCACTGCACTGTTTAACGAATTTATTACATCATCTATATTTGGCTCTTTGCCCCAAGGGTTGTAAATACATTTATACTGTCTAGGACACCAACTCTCAATCATCATCTCATATGTCTTATTATTACCTATATAAATGCAAGCCATCATACCAGTTTTTGATTTTATCCTTTTCTTTAATCTACAAGTTGTATATTTTTTTTTTTAATCTTACCTTGCCATATCTTTTGTTCTCTTGTGTATTCCTTTGGTTTATAAACATAACCATCTGCATGAGCTTTCTTGAACCATATAGATGCAACTAACAATAAAAAACCACTAACCACTAAAACCAGAAATATCCAAGCGATACCTTCGCCTACTTGTCTTCTTAATTGTTGTTGTTTGTAAATAGTTCTTTGACGTTCTTTTCTTATTTGACCTTCCATATGCAAAAGCTCATCATAGGCTTGTGGTCCATGAGTTAAATTCAAAAACATCTTGAGTTCGTATCTCTGTTCCTCAAGTTTCTTTTTTGCAGCGTACGCAGCCATTGCCGCCTCTTCGATAGAACCAGCTTTAAACAACTTACCAAACAAGGGAGGATTTTTAGCTTGTTTTTCTGCGTTATCAACATCTGATACAGCTCCCATCCAGCGACCAATGTCTCCTGACATCTGTTCTATATCTCGACCTACTGAA